TTGCGGAAGGTGATATGGCTGAGGCCAGCCGGCAGCTACTCGACAGCAAGTGGGCGCGGCAGGTTGGCAAGCGCGCACATGAGATGGCGGCACAACTGCAATCAGGAGAATGGAAATAATGGCTGAGGTTACTTTTGAGCGCATCCTCAAGTGGCGGCTGTTGCCACGCGGCATGATGCTGGTGATGACATACGCATATCTGCAAACGCTATTCTGGTTCCAATCACTGCCGCCAGAGGCAATGACAACACAAGCCGCTGGCCTCACTGCAACTGTAACGGGTGCAATGACGGGAGCCTTTGGACTTTGGCTGGGAAGTGAGAAGTCATGATCCAAGCTCTGCTGCCAATAGTCGGCAACCTTGCGTCAAGCTGGCTCAAAGGCAAGGCTGACGAGAAGGCGGCTGCGTCTGCGGCTAAAGTAGCCAAGGCGCAGGCTGAGGCGAAGGTTATGGAGGTTGCGGCCACGCATGAGGCGGGCTGGGAAAAGATTATGGCGCAGGGCAGCGTCCACAGCCTAAAGGATGAATATCTGGTGATCCTGTTTTCGATCCCGTTGATACTCGCGTTCTGTGGCGATTGGGGCCGAGGCGTAGTTGAGCAGGGGTTCGCGGCGCTGGAGACGATGCCGGAGTGGTATCAATATAGCCTTGGAGCTATAATCGCCAGCACGTTTGCGATACGCGGCGGCGCCAAGCTATTCCGCAAATAAAAAGACCCCGGCGCGAGGCCGGGGTAAGTTTCGGGAGGAAACGCGGGACATAACGCTGCCCGCAAGCGATCAGTCATCGTATTCATCTTCCGGCTTTTCCACAAGCCCCAAGCCTTCGCAGCGCGGGCATTCAGCCATCCGATCCTCGAGGTAGCCGCCGCGCGTGTAGTCGATGACGGCCATCTCTTGAGGGTATTCGCCCTGACCTTCGCAGTCAGGGCATTCGATTGGGTCTATCATTCTATCTCCCTTCGATGATAGCGGGGCCGTTAAGCCGCCTCGTATTCTTTTCGCATTGACACAGGCTCAATGGATGCTGATGCCCAGCCGTTAAGTTCGCAGATTTTTTTTGCAACAATCTCTGCGGGGATGTCGTTAAGAGGCTTTACATCACTTCTCATCAGCATCCAATTCCCAGCGTCATCTTCATACCAAATATCAACCATCATTTTATCTCCCTTCGATTGTTGGGGCGGGGCCGTTAGGCCGCCGCCCAATTTCCATCTTTATCTTTAAAAAACTCAGCGACAACCTCTGATGGGCGCCCCCAAGGACTTTTGACCAAGCGAGCGCGGATAACTTTACCAACGCGGTTCTCGACCATCTGAGGAGGAACAAACCCACCACGCTCAACCTTGTCCCACTCAATCATGTGGTCTTTGATTTTGCCAGCTTTTGCGCCGCGCACATAACGCGGAAGAGCGTCCAACATATCGGCAGGCATAATGCGTGCCGCATAATCAGCGCCGAAATCTGTCCAAAGCCAAGCGTCCTTAGTAACGATAAGTGCGTAATTTGCCATCTGTCTGTCTCCCGTTTGGTTGTTCTACTCTTGTCCTATTAATATGGACGCATATCACAACAATATCAACCCCAGCAGCCAAAAAAAATGAGGGGGCCAAAAACCCCCTCAAAAACTATTATATAACATATATAACAGAGATTACACCTAGTGGCTGGTTTGTCACGCCGCCAGCTTGAGATGCCGGGACTTGCCATAGCCCCGCTCAAGGTGGCCCTTCGCCACAAGCTGACTGATCAGCGAGTAGGCGGCGGTCTTGCTGCGCCCGGTTTTGTCCGCCACCTCCTGAACGGTTGGCGCGTATCCGTATCGCCGGATGTGGCGCGTTATCATTGCCAGCACGGTGTGCTGTTTCGATGTCAGCGGCTTCATGATCTCGCCTCCTTCACTGTCAGGGTTTTCTGCCGGGTCACGCTCTCAGGCTTGGCCGGCACTGTCTTTGCCGGCTGCGCCCTCGAGCGCCGCATCGGCCACTTGATGTAAAAACTGGATCCGTCAACCGTGACGCTGCCCTCTTCATGATTACCGAGTATTTCCTTGAGGCCAGCCTCGGCAATGTCGATCTGCTGCTCGGCAGCCTTCTTGTCGGCCTTGGCCTGAACCAGCATCTCCGCGTAGAACTCGCCATCCTCGATCTCGTTCAGATCGAGAGGCGGCGCCACGTCGTCCACGCGATCCCACGCCACGTTGCCGTCGGCTGAGGTGTACACGTCGTACCAGTCGATGTCGCGCTTGCGCCGCTCGAACTCGTGGATCGCGTCGATGATCTCGTTCCGCTCGTCCTCGTCCACCCGGTACAGGAATATGCGAAGCTCATTGCCGCGATACAGGACGCACACAGCGCCCCAAGCGTAGCCGGTACACATCATCTGCCCCTGTAGCTGCATCGGGCCTCTGTGCGGCGACGGCACGTCCTCAGCGGCATTCGCCGTTACCTTTGCCTCCAGTACGCCAAGGCCGGTGGTGTCAACGCTGCCGCCCTGCGGCACATAGATACCATTGGCCGGGTCGTGCGTGAACACCTTGCTGCCCAGCCCCTGACCGTCCAGCGAGCAGGCGAATGGCAGCACGTCGTGGAAGATCGCCTCGTCAAACTCCGTCTCCAGAAGCGTCAGGGACAGGCGCTTGGCTGCTTCGGTGAGGATCACACCCTCAAGCGTGTCGCCCCAGAACATCGGCTCGTTCTGCGGCAGGTAGTCGGGCGCGTCGCCTGCCTCCGCCCCGATGGCTCGCTTGAGCGCCTCATTGGGCGTGGCGTATGGGCTGCGGTTGCGGATCACCGGCAGTATTGACGCGGTGACGATGTTGTCTGGTGTTTTCTTACCTACCATTGGCTTGCTCCTTAAATCTGTATCGAACGTGTCTGCGGATCATCTTCCGCGAAATCTTTTTGCCGGACCAATCACGCGGCCGTGTCGCCTCGAAGCTGACTTCCTCGCCAAGAATTCTGACGGCCTCGTCCCCGGTGAGGCGGGTGTCCTCAGTGACGAGGCGAAGCTCCTCCGCAAGCCTTTCAGAGCCGCCAAAGAACTTAGCCATCTCGATCAGGCCGAGCCGCCCCTCACGCTCCCTTTCTTGGGCGCTTTGGTTTTCACGCTGCCGCGCTAAGGATGGCGACAAGGGGATGTCAGCATAAAGACCACCCGGCACAAGCCAACACTGCCCTGTAGGGGCGTAGCAGTTTTGCCCTGTCCTCCAGAAAGACTTGCCGGCATAGCCTTCGTGGTCGTGGTTCACGACAAGGCGCTTGCGCGCGGTGATAGTCTCGATAGTGGTGACGTGCGGCTTCATCATCCTCCCCGCCCAAGTGTGCAGCACGACAACGGTGTCGCCTGCGGCTGGTGGGTGCGCCTCGTAGTGTTCTTTCGTGCGAGGCATGTCCTGATGCTTGTCACGCATTTCATAGTGCCAATCCATCATGTCATCTTCGGGCCGCAGGCCCGGAATAATATCTAGCCTCAGCATATCCGCGCCTCCGATTTTTCTGGTGTTTTCTTACCGACCATCTTGGGTCTCCCTTGTGAAAATGTAATCTTCGTTTTCGAGCGTCTTGAGCCGGTGACAGCGGACGCACAGTGGTTGATAGATCGCGCGAGGGTCCAAGCCCTCGCGCACCATCCGATTGATGGCATTGGTGTTGTGCTGGCCGTTCTGCTTGACCGCGCCACCGTGTCTGTGCGCCGGGACAATGTGGTCAAGCTCGAGCAGCCGGTGGTCGCTTTCGCCGCAGGCCTTGCAAGCCCCACCGACGGCGGCTATCGCGTCGGCCCTGCGCTTCATGCGGGACCGACGCTGGACCGTATCCTTGGCCCTCATTCCGCCGCGACGGCGCCTTCGAGGCGCTTGGTCTTGGCCTTCCAGATGCCGGCCTGCCGCCGGGCGCCGTTCATCTCGGCCCGGTGTTCGCGCTTGATGTTGACGACCACGTTCTCTTTGCTGGCCACCTCGGCGCGTAGGTCGGCGTTCTCTTGCTTGAGCGCCTCGACCTGCCGGTGCATGTCGTTGACCCGGTCAGCGATCTTGCGGTAGCTGGCGCCGGCCTCATCAACGGCGAGGCGAAGGGTGGACAGCAGACGGACATAGTCCGGGGTTACGATTGAGCCGGTCATGATCTTGTTGTCCGCCTCGTCGATGATCTTCTTGTACGTTTCGATATTCATTGGTCTCTCCTTTTCTATTGACCAAACCGGGCGATAAGCGCCCACCAAGTGTAGGACCGTGAGGCCTCTACGCCGAACACCCAGAGCCAGTCGATCCAGCCAAGGGTGAAGGCGGTCAGGATGACCGCCCCAATGATGTCGTCGAGACAGCGGCGCATCACGCAGCACTCATCTTGATGGCGCGCTCAAGGACGCGCCGGCGCTGCTCTTTGGTCAGGCCAGAGATAGGGCCAAGAACCTTGATGGCCCATTGGCGTTCCATCTCGACGGTAAACTCGCGAGGCTTGGAGGGAGGCTTCAGGCCCAGCTTCTCAAGCGTGTCGCGGTCAATTTCTTCCATTCTAATTGTCATCGTGGTCTCCCGTTTAGTTGTTGGGGCGGGGCCGAAGCCCCGCCGGTTGATTAGATGATTGGCATCAGGTCTGTCATGCGCCAGCCTTCGAGGCGCTTGCTCTGCTCTTTGATGGCGCGCTCAGTGTTGGCAATCATGCTAGAGCGGCGATACTGCTTGCCGTCCCAAGTGGTATAGGTCGGGTCGTCGCTCTCGGCGAGCGTCTCAAGCTGACGCTCAAGCTGGCGGATGTGGCGTTGCAGCAAGTCGCAATTTCTCTCAAGCGGAGGGTAGTCGCTGCCCTCGCACTCGCCTTCAAAGTGACCGCTGTAAACAATCTTCTTGACGCGATAGCCGTGCTTGGCGATGCGTCCGCTGCGCTTGCCGACCTTGTGGACTGCGCCGCAAATCTGGCAGGTGCCGAGGTGGGTGGCTTGGTTGCCAGTCGGCTGCGCTGCAACCTTCGGCTTCGGGGTCGGCTTGATCACCGGCATCACCTTGATCTTGTCAAGCTGATCGGCGAGGAAACGGACGCGGTCTGCGCGCTCAGGGCCAATGGCGATCCGCAGGATCGGGGTGTGCTTCGAGCGGATGCGGTGCAGGTCGTTTGGCACATCCCAAAAGCTCAGGCCATTGGCCTCCAGCGCGACGTAGTCAAGTCCCTTCGTCAGCATGTCATAGGCGCGGCTCAGGCACTGGCGCGCATCCTTGGCGGCTGCCTTGGTCGGGAAGCTGCCATCTTCGCAAAGCTCAAAGGCTTTCTGAACGTAGTCGGTGTAAGTCTTGGTGGTCATCTGTCTGTCTCCCTTGGTTGGGGCGGGGCCGTTAGGCCGCCGCCAGTTTGGTTGTCAGGTCAGCGACAAGCTCGCTGCGTGAATAGGCTTTGGCAATGATGCCGACATATTTGTCACCCTCATGATGCTCGGCATACCAGCGGCTGCCGACAGCGCGGATTTTAATATGCTCTGCGCCAACAACCGTCCACTCAGCGTTGCCCATCCAATACTGAACTGATTTCAATTTTTTAAGTTTGATCTTGGTCATCGTGGTCTCCCGTTTAGTTGTTCTACTCTTGTCCTATTAATATAGCGCCCCTTGACTTGATATTCAAGTGATATATGCTCTTTTTATAAATTATTTTGCAGGAGAGTTAAGTGTCTGAAATTAAACCAACATTGCTGCGGCT